AGATCTGCATGTGTGGCTGTGGTTCTGTCGGTTATTGTGCGCATTATTTCCTGCGCTGCATCTAGTGACTCGCCATAGCTGGCTGTCTGGTCTTTTGGGCGTATCCTGAAAGCATAGCGCACAGCTGCAGTAGTCCGTACCATTACGCCCTCTGGTGATCTGCGTTGCCTGTCATCCTGTACCTGTGTGCAGGCAGTAATACCGACTGAAAAGTTTTTATGGGCTACTGTGTTAGGCGCTCTGCCCCACTCTTGCAGTGGGTTTCGTGATTCGTACCAGCCATCTAGCGCAGCTATAGCTGTAGCGATTCTGGTGCGGATAGTACTTAGCGCCACAGTAGCCATTAGAACCGCCTATAACCTAGAGTCCAGTCTGGTGGTGCACTGGTGTAAATTACTGGCTGTGCAGCTCTGCGCCTGTTTGGATCGTCCATGTTGCCAGTGTGCTCTGTGTCATAGCGCCAATTGATCCGCTTTAGGCCTATTTCAAAGTTCTTTCTATGCTCTTGTGCCAGATCTAAATATCTACCTTCACCTAATCCGCTTGAGTCCATGTCTTTAAAGATCAGATAACAGGCCAGATCTATGTGTGGCATGCGCAGCACCTGTGGATCTAGTATCAGATACTCTATATTGCCCATCTGGCGCAGGCGATCAAGTATTTGATACCAAGCCTCGTCTATGTACTGCTGGTAGCTGGTTAGGCTGCTGGGCCTAATACTAGCAAGATCACTGTATTGTGCTTCTAAGTCTAGATCAGAGATCACAGGGTAAATGCGAGATCTGGCAATGGCTGCAGGCTGGTTAAATGTGTAGGTGTCATCATGTGGGCCATGTGGTAGGACAATAGTCCACTGTAGCCTGTAGCCCTCACCTAGTGGCGTATCCTCTGGTATGTCAGAAGCCAGCACTGTGTAGCCTGCTATATTGCCAGAGATCGTCACAGCGCTGCTAAATATGGTGCTGCCACTATTAGATAGCAGCGCCACAGTGCCAGAGTCGGGATGTACTAGATCGCCATCCCTGTACACTGGTAGCTGTATATCATAGACAGAGGCCCGTTTAAAGATCTCGACTACACGGATTCTGGGTGCTACTAGGCGCCAAGACATTTATCACACCTTAAATACAAGCTGCCAGCCTGTAGCGTCACACACTACTAATGCTGACTCAGTATCTGCGACAGTGGCGATCGTGGCTGCTGGGCTGCTCTGATCTTTAACGACCACATTAAAACCGCCACTGGTGGCTGTGTTTTTTATGATGTACACGAGTCCATCTGCATCTGCTGGCAGAATCACATTACGAGATTCACCGTCTGGATCAAGCAGCTGCACGAGTGAGTCTTTAGCTACTAGGTTTTTATCTCCTGCTAATGTCTCCTGCTCTGCGAATCCCTTGAGTCGTAGTGGTCGTGGTATTTGAAAATATGGGCGTCCTGAATAGGCCATGATTAGCTCCTATGCTTTCTGTCGTGTTTTTCGGCTGCACGCTCTGCGATCCTGCTCGCATTACGCTCTGCTTCTTTTGGATTTACACCACCAGCGATCTGCTGGCGGTAGATTCGTGTTTTCATTGCTTGCACTGCTCTGCGCTTGTCCTCATAGCTAGGCATTGTTTTTTGCCCTTCGCTTTTTCGGTGCTGGCTCTTGCGTCACACCACTAGCCTGCTGCATGGCTGTGAGCTGATCCCGCATAGCGTCTAGCTTTTTGGCGATCTCTGGTATGTGCTGCATGCTGATATTTCGTTCAATTCGTTTTGCGTGGCGCTCTACCAGCAGTTCTAAGATCTCTGGCTCTGGTGGCTGTATGGTGCCTGTCTCTAATAGTTCTCTGCGCCACTGGTTGTATTCTTTTTCATCTGTAGACCAGAATAGTTTTGAGCCTACCTGCTTAGGCTTATCCCAGATACTTGTGTAGTAGTAGCCGCCCATGCGTGTAGGGTAGCGTGTCTGATAGCCAAGCTCCTGCGGCAGGATGGTATAGCCTTTGTCCATGTAGTGTACTCTGGCCATTGTGGAGTCGGGGCCTGCAGGTGTTGACTGCACACCGTTGACGCCTGCGATCTCGTATAGTGTGCTAAATGTGGGGAGCCATTCGGCTGTGTCGTTTTCGATGACCAGCTCCCACTGTGCTGGGTGGTGCATCATATAATAAGGCGCATTAGGGCTAATGTTTAGCCGTGGTACTGCGCTCTGTGGCGTGTTGCCTGTCCAAGGTTGAATCATGGTCTGTTAGTCCTTTGTTGGGGGTTTAAAGTGCCTGTCCCACAAGGGGACAGGCACCAGATCAGCTGCACCATAACAGACCATAAAAGGATAGGCTGTTTAGGTGCCTGTCAAATGTTAGGCGTCTGTGACGATCTTAACGATCTTCTCATCTTCAGAGATAGCAGCACCACAGTACAAGTGGCCTACAATCTCTGTAAGTGCCTTTGATTCGTCACGCTCAAATGCTACGACTACAGGAGTCCCAGCAGGGCGAATCTCTGCACCAGCACCAGCAAGTGGACGTGGTGTGCCGATAGCATAACCTACAGCGCCAGCAGACATCATAGCGCCAATTTTGTTGCCAGCTGGGCTAGAGTTCTGGACATAGGCAGAGCGGAAGATCTGCACGCCCATAAGAGTGCCTTGGAAACCTTGCCCTTTAATGGCCAGTGCTTCCTCTACTGCTGGGCTAAATGCCAGAGCGTTATTAGTTTCAGAGCGCAGGCTATTCTGGAGATCTGCAAATTGGCGAGGTGCCAACACAGAATAGAAATTGCCCATGTTATCGTTAAGCTCTAGCTCAAAGATAGCGTCACAAAAATCATCTACTGACATGTCTACACCAGAGGTGCCTACAGAGGTGGTAGCAGAGCTAAATGTATTGCAAACGATCTCCATGATACGAGCCTCTGCAGACATTGCCATAGAATTAGCAAGCAAGAAAGGATCAATGTCACGGCCTAGGCCAGTCAATACAGCCAGATCGGTAATGTCATAGCGCAAGGCATTGCGTGCAATGGTGATCGAGCTGGTGGCTGTAGACAGTGCAGTGGCAGATACATCTGCATCTTCATCTGCTGCAGCCATAGGAGTCTTAGCTCCATATCCTGCAAATCGAAGGGTTACAGCATCTGATCCAGAGCCTGCAAGATCGCCAGCAAAAAGCAAAGCGTCTGTATTTCGAATGGTTGCCATGTCTGCCAATTGGGCACGAACCTCTGCTTCAATCATGGCAGCGAGTCGTAATCCGTCTGGCTCAAGTCCTGCAGCTGGGCTACCAGCTGAGTAGTAAATAGTGCTCATTTTTGAGTCTCCTAATTGTATAAAATTGGTTTAAAGTCTCTATTGGTTCTGCTGCTGTTACGGGTGCGACCCTACCAATTTTTGCCATCCTGCAGGCATGCTGCACAGGCTTAATACTTAAATAGCATAGCAGATCTAGCTGTGTCAAGCCAGATAAGACCATGCGTTTAAATGCACAGAATAGCCCTTTTTAAGCGTTTAAGTGTTGCAATGTATAAACACTTATGGGTACTCATAAAAATGCAGATTCCAGAGGCACCTTTTTTACGCCCGTGGATATGGGCATAGTAGCGATCCCGATTCGTCGAAAACGAAGGTTTTAGTTTTTTGTGTTTCACTGTTACGCAGTTTAGTTATTTGCGTTTTCGACGCCTGTTTTTTTTGTCTGCCATAGATATGGCAATGGCCAGAGCCTGCTTTTTTTTGTAGCCCTCACCTCTAAGTTTTTTATACTTTTTGCCTACTTTCATTTTTAGAGTCTCCTATCAAAAAGCTCTAAACAGACTTTTGGATCGGGCTGTTTTTCACACAGATCCAGTATCACTTTTTTGTTAGCTACATTTCGAATCTGTTCACATTCGGCACCAGAGGTTTTAGACTCCACACCTCTAGTAGTCATGCTGCAAAATAATTCACGGCACAACAGATCGCCATGCTCTGCTATGTAGTCTGCAGAGCATGGCACCTGAATCAGATCGGGCTGTGTTAGGTTGTTGGCTGGCTGGTACTGCTGCATGGTAGCAGCCACCACAGCAGCTATATCTATTTCTTCTGGCTCTGGTTTATTGCGCTCTTTATGTAGCCAAATACCGCCTACTGCCAGAGCGCCACCCAGTGCCGCTGCTATTATGGTGCTGATCATGTCACTAGTTTGCGCCATCTTAAATTAAAGTCCCATGTTTTAACGGTGCCGTCACTGGTCACACCGACTTGAAAAGCACAACCGATTTTAATAGTGTCGCTTGCGCTGGTTGTTAAGCTACTCACACCGTCTGTGACTTGAGCCACACCTACTAATGCCTGATCTAAATTATTGGTCGTGTCGTCAATAAACCCATGGAAATCCGCTTGCGATAACGCTAGCGCTTTTGTATTGCTATCAACAGTTTGTGCGAATGTCGTAGTGTGGACTAACGATTTAAAGGGATTTGCAAAACCCCATAATACCGCCTGCAAGCTGGTTGCTAAAGTCGTGCGCATTGTACGAGGAAAACAATAATATGCATTATTAACCGCACCAGCTGGCACAAAAAACACACCATGCCCGAAGTAGCCCATATCTCCAGAGGTAAAAGGCGGTGTTGCCAATGTGGTAAATAACATTACGCCCTGTGGATAGGTGGTATCAGTTCTGTAGCTGGTTGTACTATCGACTCCGAAGGGTTCAAATTCAATCTGAATGACTCCTGTGTTTTGATCGCCATTTCCTAAATCGTCTACGGATATACCAGTATCATAATACAATATCCCGCTTTGCGATATATCCGCACTATTGGCCGCCCTACCAGTATCCGCACCAATATTAATGCGATGTGCAAAACCCGTTTCTTCTGAAGATGTTAGATTAAATGTCGTGTAACCTTGCGCTGCTGTGCTTAAATCATCGGCAGTTATTTCTGTCCATGCTCCAGCACTGGGAGCGGCTGCGGTGGAAAACTTGAATTGAGCCATTATTTAGCCTCTAGTATAAATTGAGCATTAGCAGTGCCAGAAGCTGCTGCAATCGCCACAGATCCTATGCGCTGCACTTTTCCACTTGGTAAGCTGACCTCTAATAGCTGGTTAGCTGGAATCTCGATTCTGTCAGTAGGCACTGCAGCGCCATCTGATACACCAGACAGTACTAGATAAATAATAGCGTCACCACCTACTGTAATGGTGCGTGCTGTATCTGGTAGTGTGATCTCCTGCTGTGTGGTGCCTACACTGGCGATCACTTTTACTGTTGGATACTCGTTTATTGTTGAATAGTCTAATACTGCCATTTTGGACTCCTAGAATTTTGTGGGTGCTGGTAGGCCAAGTGCCTTGCGTGCGTGCTGCTTCACAAGGTCACGATTAGCCCGATAAAAATCAAAGTCTGTTTGTGCTCTGCGCAGTATGTCTGCACTGGTGCTGTTATCTGGTGCCTGCATCACACTGGCATTAGACGCTGGCGCCTGTACATTTAAAGCCTGCGCCATAACTGGGCTAACAGTGGCCTGCATTTCGCCTCTAGGCTTCTGGCTGGCCAGTGTGCTGGCTGGTGCCTCTGCAGTGGCCTGCTGGGCCTGTGCTGGCTGTGTCAGAGCCTGTAAATGTGGGCGCAGTACTGCAGGTGCTGTGTCTGGACTGCTGATCTGTGTCTGCAGCCATTCGCCTAGGTTGACTCTGTCCTTCTTTGGCAGGTTCTGCTGGCTCCGCTCAAATTGCCATTCTACAGCGTCACGCAGGTCTGGATCTGTAATGCCTATCTGTGCGATCGTGCTGTGCCTGTCGTATCGACTATTTGCAGACTCCAGCTGCGCACGCAGATCGGCCACAGTACCTGCTAGCCCTTCTGCTTCTGTTAGCCTGCTGGCGCTGCTGTCTAGCTGTGCCTGTAGCTGTGCTGCGTTATCCTCTGCAGATCGTAATTTCTCTGCCAGCTTATTTAGCCTGCTAGAGACGATCTGATCTACTGCGCTTTTTTCGATGTACTCGACACCTTCAATTACTTTTGTGGTCATGGTCTGTTACTCCTGTTTTAAAATCCAAACTCTGCACGCTGTGCTCTTATGTCTCGTAAATACGCCACAGCCTCTGCATCTGTCATATTGACATGAAGATCCTTTATGGCGTCGATCGGTGTTAGCAAGCCCTTGCTTAGTTTCTCGATCAAGTCCTCACGTTGTGCCTTTTGCTCTGTGTCTGATAGTGGGATCGCTTGGTACTCGATCGTGTAGCCAGACTCTGGCAGGCTCTGGCCTAGGAATCGATTAGCCATAATCGCAGCCAGCTCTATGGTCTGCAGGTCACCATATCGGAACAAGGGCGCATACTTGCGCTGTGCATCACGCTGGCCTGATCGACTAATCGCAATGGCATAGCCTGATCGGGGATCTCCGCTCATCTTTTGCACATCACTAGGATCAATGCCAAGTATAGCAGCGACTCTGCGCTCGTATTGCGTCACACTGCTAAACACTGAGACAGGATCAGCACCTGCATTAAACTGGCCGATCATGGGCTGGCCTACGCCTGCGATCTCTGTGTCGATCTGGAATACCAGAATACTAGCAGGATCTGTGGCGATCGCTGCTCTGCGTGCGGTTAGGTCTGTGTCATAAATACCAGCACCAGCAGGCTGCAGGCCAGCTACGTAGCGCTGTGGGTGGCTGCAGTCTCTCAAGACATGCACAGCAAATGTATACAGGCATGCTGCTGTCAGGCTGCCGTATACTGCTTCACTGAGATCATAAGGGCTAAATAGATGACCTGTCATGCTGGCATGGTACATGCTGTACGGTATTACAGGAGTCCCGTCTGCACGCCTGTAGGGATAGGCTGCACCAGAGTAGTTAGACTCTGCCATGTACTCGCCTGTCACATCTCTGCCCAGCTCGCCACCAGCTTCTACCTCTTGAATCCTGTAGATCGGATTATTGAGATCTCGCAGATCAAATACATCTGCAGTCCAGACAGGATCGCCAGTTTTCGTGTACCGTAGGCGCAGCTCGTGGATCACATCTGGCACCATTGGATCGCCTGCTGGTGCTCTGGCAAATACCATGTCAGGAGTCACAGGGCGAAATAGAAGCCCGTCCCCTTTTGAGTTTACATCAACTCTGATCAGCATTTCACGCATGCCAAGTGTCATAGACTGCACACGCTGCATAAGGGGCCAGAGGCCAGCCCGATCGAGGTAGCCACCAGAGCCTAGCAAGCTGCTGGCATCTGCACTGCCACTAGGCAGGCCCACTGCTGGCTGGTCATTGTACAGTGCGCTTAAAGCGTCTACAGATGATTTAAACACATTGGACGAAAGATCCGACACGCCCCACGCAGCCCTGCGATCACTAGGTATGTGCTGTGCTAGTGTATTCTCTAGATCCTGCTGCCAGTCACCTATTAGCAGACGCCTGCGTAGTGCGCTGTGTTCCCATCTGCGCTGTGTGTACATGTCTAGCGCAGCAGGTTTAGCTGGTATACCAAATTCGCTCGTTTTCATTTTTGCCTACCTAAAGAGAATTTAGCCATTTTGGGCGCTCTGTACTGCTGATCTATAATCGGCATGGTCGCATAGCGCAGAGCATCAATTAGGTGTTTCCACTCTGACATGACATCCATGCGCCCACTGCGAGTCATGGCCCACATTTTAAGGCTCTTGATTGTTCTATCACATTTTGGATGTATTTGAAATCGACTTAAAGCCATAAGCTCATGTAACGCCTGACAGCCATAATAGACAGAATACGCTGGTTTATGTGCCATGCGAATAGCAAACGGGAGTCGCCCCCTTGGATAGCCTAGCACATGGCACATGGCCGCTGTGAGCATATTATTTGACATCCTGCCGCCATACTTATCGCCACCATGCGATCGATCGCCTATCCAGTATCGGATCTGCTTTAGCTCCAGCTTGTTACGCCTCACCATGCTAATTATGCCTCTGGCGTGTACCTCTGCACTGGCACCACCTGCTGTGTACTCGTCCAGCACATACACAAATGGCTTGCCGCCTTTTTTCATGTCTGAAATATCCACAGCCACCAGTATGGCCACCTCTGCATTAACCTGCGATCCGTGGTCAATACCGATCGCAAATATCCATT